GTTTGGGGGGCATAGTGGCAAATGAGCCGGAGAGTTTACTGCCCCCAATGAGCATCGACTGTAAAAGTTGCCGATGGGGTTCATTCTCCTCAATCCGGCTAGCTTTTTTAATGTTTTTACCCAACTCATCGTCCACCTGGAAAATGAGAATAAGGATTAGCAACATAAGGCTAGGAAGAAATCGTCTTCCGACGGTGTGGGGTGGGCCCACACTCCCTAGTGTAAAGACAGATAGTCAGAAGGAACTAAAGGAATTTAAAAAAATATCCTTAGGCCCAGCTGTGTCTCTGTCAAATAATACACGAAAGTAAGGATGATCTAGCATATCATCAAATTTTAACTTACTTATTTCTTCACGAAGAGTCTCTAATTCTGTGTGAGACAATCCGTAATTTCTCCACATGTGATAATAAGTATCATCAGTGGGATAAGCCCATGAGGTGACCTTTAGCTTGTGTTCTTCTCTCAAGCGTAAATAGTAAGCCTCATGGCCTTCAGTTAATTGTAGTACTCTCTCTACAACATCTCGGAGTATGGGAATAAAACTAACCTGTTTCTTAAGACCTAAAGCTATTCCTCTCATAAGTGAAAACCGTGACACTCCAACAGGCGGATTGACTATATAGCCAAACTTTGCTAAGACCTTGCCTGGTTTGGGTCCCCATAATGGTCCATCAGTCGTTGGGTACAAACGCATAGAACAAAATTCTAAATCATACAAACTGGATTTATAGGTAGCCTCACTCTTCATACCCAATCGTAAAAAAAAGGAAACCCAGTCATATCTGTTGCCAGGAATATGGACCATAGCATTGTCGTCGCCCGCCACCTCCATCAATATTTCAGCAAATGCTTCATCGATACTCTTATTTGCTAACTTGGTATACCCAAAAAGATGGCACACACCATTGTAAACGGAATTGAACAAAGTTGTCCAAGGATCCCCTGAAGCCCGTATTCCGTCAGCTAAATATTTGAAGCCGTGAAGAGTGAAACCATGTTTTTTGACATTGGCTATCATTAACTGAACTATGGCTCTTCCTGCTC